ACATTAAGTTAATAGAACGTCTAGCTGATTGTGGTTCATGACCTAGTGTTTGCTCACCACCAATCATTTCCATTGCTTCTTGAATTACTTCATCTATATCTAAATTAAAATTATATGTTCCTGATTGTGCCATTATGTTTTTCTAGCTCTCTTTAATTGTTGTTTAGCTGCTTTTGCTAATCTTGATTGTTCTGGTTTGCCACCAAACTTTGCTCGTTGTTCTAACACAGTTAGTATCTGTATCTTTCTAGCATAAGGTTTTCTAATTCGTTTTACTTTTGCTATTGTTTTCTTTGCATCTGCTACAGTAGCATATTTAATACTAACTGTATCTTTTGGATTCTCATCTGTGTATAATCTACGACCAGAACCTTTAGGCTTTTTTCCTGTTCCTACTTTTGGGTCTATGTAATCTAGAAGCCTTTTCTAATTGTTTTGATACTTTTTTTAATTTTCTTACCATGTTATATTCTTGTTGTTGTTTTTTAAATATAAATAATGTTTGATTATTCATAACACACCTCCTAATTAAAGTTAGTGCGTTTCTTCGGTTACCCTACTTCCAACTCAATGAGTCAAACGAATTATATTTTATTTTTTATCCATCTATATGCAGCATAAACACCTAAACCAAGTATAATATATAGTATACCATCAAACCAAGATATATTATGTATTGTATTAATTAACTCAGGTGTTATGTTCATTTCTTTTTCTTCTTTGCTTTGCTAGGTAATAAACCTTTGTTTACTGCTCTTGCTCTTTCACTAAAACCTAGTTTCTTACCTTGTTTAATTTTCTTTCTTATTGTCTCAAGTTTTGCGACCATTTCTTTTTTTCTTCTTTTTTACAAATGTTCTTACGTTTGTTGGTTTACCACCTACACCTTGTGCCTTTGCTCTTTTTCTTTTTACTGCACTGGTTATCTGTGATTTAGTCATCCTGTTAGCTGTGGCTCTTGGTACACATTTAGGATATTTTCTTTTCTTATCTTTAGCTAATTTACTTCTACCACAAGATTGAAACTTACCTTTCTTTTTAGGTGCACCAATATCTACCCAGTCACCTTTAGGCCCTTTGCCAAACCATTCTGTAAGTCCACCTCTAGGTTTAGCCATTATGCACTCCTATATCCACCACCACGTTTCTTATAGGTACGAACTAACCAAGCATTAGCATATGCACTTGGGTAAACATCAAACTTTCTTTTAGCCTCTGCCTTTACTCTATTATATAGAGCAGGGTTAGTAGGTTTAGAACCACTTTTTTTAGTTTTCTTTTTAGCAGCCATTATTTAACTCTTCCGCCTTTGGCTCTATACTTTGAAGTTTTACCTCCAGCCATTTTTTTAACAATACCACCTTTGGCTTTGTACTTAGAGGTCTTTTTAAAACCTATCATACCTCCACCCATTTTACTTACTTTGCCACCTTTAGCTCTGTATTTAGATGTTTTACCACCGGCCATACGTTTTACCATACCACCTTTAGCTCTGTATTTACTTTTTTTCACGTTTCTTCTCCTGTTTATATAAGTTATCAAAAGTTATGTGAGCATCTGTGTAACTATCATGTATCTCTGCAGAATGAATATACTGACTTGGTATAAAGTCTGGTGGACCTTCACCTGTCACCCATAAAGCAGGATTAGTTACTCTAACTCTGTTATTAGGTAATGCCACGATATTACCTGTCCATTTATCTGCATCTATTAACTGCAGTACGTGACTTTGTTTGTGTTGAGCTGGGTCATCACTTATATAACTATCAGTATAATCAACAGTAAACATATAACGACCTTTGTAAAACTCACCACCTATTTTACAGTACCAAGGACTAGAACTTATTCTATCCATCACTATTATAGAATGACCTCTAGAGGAACAGTCCCAAGGTTGTGCTAAATGAGTATCCATTCTTTCTGGCATCTCTTCTAGTGGTTCATCTGCCACCAAACTTGTGATTGGCATTCGTGCCCACATTGCACCACCGGTTACGTTTTCTTCTTCATTAACTCCAGTAAAAACTACCTGGAAACTTAAACATCTGTCTGGTATAGTATTGACCGCAATCGCTAGTCCATGTAAATACTCACCATGATACATTTCGTGATTGTGTGTAAACTCTTTTCTCACCCAACATTTGAAATGTGGTATATTACTTATTAAATATGAAATTTAGCATCTCCATCTTCTTCTCGCTTGTCTTAATCGTGAATTAGGGTCTTTGGCTGCCTTTGGGAACTTTTTCATTTGTCCTGCTGACCTTGCACAAAAACTTTTTCTTCTTGCTGCTCTACTTTTACTTCTTGGTTTTTTTTCAGTAACTGCAGTTTGAAGCTTGCTTCCTGGATTTTGCCTCCTATATTTTTCTACACCCTTTTGGGTTAGACCTGCACCTTGCTTCGTAGGTCTTTTGTGACCACCTTTAATGGTCATGCCCTTCATGCCTTTTCCTTTGGGCTTCTTTCTTTTTTCTTTTGGCATTTACTTTTCTATATCGAAAGGTTCACCTTGTGAATATTCAACGTCTGATACAGCTTCGATTGGTCCTTTAGTTTGTGGCCCAGTTCTTGCTTTACCATAACCTTGTCCAGTTGGTCTACCTACAATATCATTTAAATCATACTTCTTGATGGTTCTACCTTGCCCACCTTCTATAATTGTTTTACCTATAAACTGTCCCATTACTTTCCTCCTTTGTCATAAAAAGATTGTATAAATTTATTACCATCAGAAAAATCTTTAGTGCTACCACCATATAGTTGATATACCATACCTCCACCTTTTCTTCTTTTCATTTTACTTTTAAAATCAGCTAAAGGTTTTCTAGTTGCACCTCTATATTGTTTTTTACTTGGCTTTGTAGAAGGTGGTGCTTTCATATCACCATCTTTTTTAGATTTTATTTTTTTTATATCATCTTTTAAACCACCACCATTTTGTTTTTTAGCAACCACAAACTTATCACCTTTTTTTTCTAATACTCCTCGTTTAACTAAAACATCTTTCATAGTTGTTTCACCATCTCCAGTTACATCTGGAAAAGAACCACCTGCTTTTCTTTTTTTTATTTTCATTTTATTGCCTCTTGTTACTTGTAGTTTTATATTACTTCTATTAATAGCCATTAGTCTGCATTCTTAACTATTGGTGTTGGGCCACCTAATTGATTAGATGGTGTTTCCATATCATCTCTTCTAGTTCTTCTAGCTTGATTTCTTAATGCATTAATAGAACCTTGATACTTTTGTTCCATAGCAGGAACTAAAGAATAGTTCTTCATAAATATCATGGACTCTACCATGCATGCATCAAACAAAGCATTATAACAAAACTCGCTAAAATAGTTTGATGTTGTAGCACTTGTGCCTGTAGCACTAGCTAATGCTAAAGGTCTTTTTGTAACTTGTATCTCACCACTAAGTGCTGAAGATGGTGTAGGTACAACATAAATCTCTGTGTTATTTTTCCTTGCATAGTATCTTGGTGTTCCTGTAGATGCACTTGCATGTGGAAAATAATCTATTGCATATTCATATGGTCTCTGTAATAATGTTGTGATATTAGAAGAGACACTTGTTTTGTAATTTACATTACGAACAACTAATGTTCCATCAGGAACAGAAACTATTGGGTTGCCTGCAGTAAAAGTAAATGTAGAATAATTATCTAAACCAGAATCATCTAGTTCTTTCATTAATCTACCTTCTGCTCTTTCTACAATATTAGGTATCTGACTTTCATATTCAGAAGAATCATTTTCAGTAGTATTAATTAAATCTGTTTTTAAAAATGAAAATGAAGGCATGTGTTATCCTACTATTAAAGTTACACCACCATTAGCACCAGGAGATGATACACTTACTGTACCTCTACACCTAATACCTAGTTCTCCTATATAAATGTCTGCTTGACCACTTGCAGGAACTTGAAACTTAATTTTGCTACCTTTAGAGTCTTCAATATCAAATGTACCATTAACAGTAGAGAAAGCATGTATTGCTAAAATACGAGTATCGCCTTCTGTAGTTACTGCTACACCAGTACCTTGTATAAATTTTGATGTAATGTTTGTTGTCATATTATTTCCTTGATATTAGTATAGGAAGGCAGAGTAACTCATACCTTCCCATAATTTACTATTAGACTCCTGGGTTTCCGTAGTACCCTCTCCAGTCAGATACACCAAAAGAATATCTTTCTCTTGCTTTAAATCTGATGTTTCCGGTATCGAAATCAGGTTCCATTTTTGTTTGTAAAGGTGTTCTAACGAACATCTTAGTACCATTAGGAACGTCAGTTTTAATAAAGTACGCATCTGGGTCATTAAATCTTCTGTTCACAAAGAAACCATTAGGCACCATGCCCATGTTTCTTAGACTGTTGATGTCATTGTCTGCACTTCCAGTTGTACCTGGGGTGTTTAAAATAACATCAGCAACGAAGATTAAATCGTTAGGGATGTGTAATGATACTGCTCCTGCTCCAATCAAAATACCTCTATCATCTTTAGTTTTTTGAATCTGAATTAAAGATGTTTCAAGTGTAGTTTGAGATAAGTCAGCATTTGTACCATTGTTTGCTTTATTGCTTTGAGTTCCACCAACAACTGTTGGGTGAGCTGTACTAATGAATGCTTGACCATCACCAATAGCATCAGCACCGGTGTTAAAAGCATTATTGAAAACTGCAGCAGCTTTCTGTTGCTTTGTATTTGCCATTGCTCTAGCTAAACCTCTTGCTCTTAACTTTGAAAAAGTGTCATAGAGGTTATCCTCCATTGCTTCTTCAGTAATAGCAAAAGCTAATGCGATAGTTTCGTTGTTATATCTTGCGACATAACTTTCACTTGCGTTATCAAAAGATACAGCGGCACCTTCTAATTTAGTTGGTGCGGTACCAAATCCTGTGAAAAGGACTTCCTCTTCAAAAGACCTGTCTGAGTTCTCTATATCATATAGAGGCTCATGTTCGTTATTAACTTCTCCATACTCCATTCCAAAGACTGCATTCAATCCAGGAAGGAGTTCTTTGCTAATAGCAGCTCTATTTATTGCCATGTGTTATTTTCCTTTCCTAGTTATTATACAGATGTTGAAACTTGAGCTTTTACAAAATTACTTCTGTGTCCACTTAAGTATACTTCAACGATTGGATACTGGTCAGTGTCAGTTACGTTTCCGTTGACAGAATCGCCATCAATGTCTTTTCTACCAACAATTCTTGCATGTGCACCTATTTCAACAGCAACTCCAACTGGAGCACCTACTAATCTGTAGTTTGATTGACCAGTAATTCTGCTACCAGCATCAGCGGCTGACACAGTTGCAGTATAACTGTTTACAATACCAATCTCACCATCAGATAAGGTAGAATCTGCTTGAACAAAATAAGTTTGTGCAGGGTCTGTAATGACATGAAGTTTAACATCAGTAACACATGTTCCACCAGGAAAATATCTAGAAAATTTTGGTTCTCCATTTTCTACATATTGACATCCTTGGAAAACACCAGAAGGCTTCAATGAAGTTGAGGCCAAAGGTGTAATAGTTCCAGCAGTATCAATAACAATCAAATCTCCAGCATAAATGTCGTTTGGAAGAAGTGATACGATACCAATAGCTGAATTTGAAACAGGTTGTACTATCTGTCCATAACCTTCAGTGTTTGGCTGACCATCTCTTTTTCGAGCAGGGAGAAAACCAAATGGATTAAGACTTGTAGCCATAATAATTCTCCTTAAAGAAAAAAAGTTGTTAAAAAATTAATCCTGAAACTTAGGTGCTCTTCCCTTCGTAACAGAACTCTTACTTGTATTACTTACAGGTAAAGGATTATTTTCGCCCATTAATTGTTGATTAACAGCTCCTATCATTTCCTTTGACTTGTTTAAGTAATGTGCTTTTTTCGCTTCCAGTTTGAACGTAGGTATTTTACCTAGTGCTAAATCTCCACGACAGATTACTCCTGAATAGCGACCTTCCTTCCTCACGACTGAAGTTGCTCCCATCTCTGGTGCCTCCTCTGGAGTTACAAACTCCCAGCCTTGTTGTTGTTTCCTACCGATATTTTGATAATCTTCTTTATCTTTTAAATCAATACGAAGCCATCCCAAGGTCATGCCTGAATTTTTGAACTTCTCTTCAACCTCTTTTGGTATTTGAGTTTGATTAGGTTCTTCAAATACATACTCTGTTTGTGCTCTTTCGTTAGCTTCCCTTACTTGAGAACTACGTGTATTTACTCGTGTCATTATTTACCTCCACGTTGCATATTTATTGTTGTATAGTCACCTTCAGATTTAGTTACCTTCATCTTTTCGGCAGCATACTGTTCAAGTGGTATTCCCCATTTGTTAGCTAGTCTCACATCTTCTTGAGATAATTTAACTTTCTTTGGGTTAGGAGAGGAACGTGACCCTCCTGCAACTACTTGAGATGGTGATGACGAACCATCATTTCGTTCTGTTGTAGCTGGCTCTTCCTGTGTTGTAAATTTATTAGGAAAAGCTGCACGCATTCTTTTATCTATTTCATCATAGAAATCTTCATCATTAGGACTGTATCCTTCATTTTTTAATTCAGCATCTATTGCTAAAGCTGAAGCAGTCATAATATTATCTTTACCAAACCATTCATTATTTGCTTGCCAATCTACAGCTCTTGGGTCTGGTTGAACAGGTTGTTGTGCTGGTTGCTGTTGTACCTGTTCTTTTTGTTCTGGTTGCTCAGTAAATTTACTTTTTGTTACTGCAACATTTTTTAAATCTGTTTGTGCTTCATTTAGTGCTTCTTGTGCCTTTAATAATTTTTCTTTGTCTTGTGCTTCAAAAGCATCAGCATATGCACTTCTTGCTAAATCTAATTTATCTTTTAATTGTTTTTCTGTTGCATCTAAGTTTAATTTACTAACTTTATTAAACTCTGTTTCTTTTGTGCTGTATGATTTTTTTAATTTTTCATTTTGTTGAATTAGTTGAGCTATCTGTTCGTCTCTTTCTTTTCTTTGACGTATTAACTGTCTAATTCTTTTTTCTGCACCTTTAGTTTGAATACCATCTAGTTCTTTTGGTTCTTCTTCTTTTGGTGTCTCTTTCTTTTCTTGAACCGGTTCAGGTTTTGCCTCAACTTTTTCTGGTTCTTTTTCTACTTCAAATTCTACTTTTTCTTCTTCTGCTTTTTTAGAGGTATCTACCTCACTCCAATTGTCTTCCATATTATCCTCCGTTGTGCACGAAACAAACGCATTAC